AGCCACAGGCTTAGAATGTCGGACTCTTGAGAAAACCTCTTTAATTGAACTTCCTCCCGAATTGGGCGGATGCCGTATCCGACTGTTGGGTATGGATGATCCAGACGCCGCTCGTGGCATGAAACTACGCTTCGCCGTCCTAGACGAGTATGCGGATATGCCGCCTCGTGTTTGGCCGGAGATCATCAGGCCCGCGCTTGCAGACGTTCGGGGCGGCGCTTTATTTATCGGTACTCCTAAAGGCCGAAACCACTTCTACAAGTTGGTAGAAGAAGCTATACCCCTACCTGAAGAAGATTGGGGCGTGTTCAACTTCTCGATGGATGATAACCCGATGATTCACGAGGATGAGCGCAAAGCGCTCGCCGAGGAGTATGCACGCGGCAGTACTGATCTATACGAACAAGAGATCAAGGCCAAGTTCATCACGTCATCAGGGCAGCTATTCAACGCTGAGCAGTTTAAGATCGTGCAGTTGATACCCGAGGATAGACAGTTCGACACCTACCTCGCGGTCGATCTTGCCGGATTTGAGGCAGACCCCGACCACAAGACAGAAAAGAGACGCCTCGACGACAGCGCAATAGCGATAGTCAAAATAGACTCTGTAGGACGCTGGTTCGTCGTAGAGGTTCAATCGGGCAAGTGGGGCGTGCGTGAGACAGCGCTGAAAATTGTCACGCTGGCGCACAAGCACAAAGTACCGATCATAGGAGTAGAGAAAGGAGCGCTTAAAAACGCTGTAGAACCGTACCTACGCGAATATATGGGCCGGTACAACCGATGGTTTGAGATCAAACCATTGACGCACGGCAACCAGCGTAAGTACGACCGAGTGCAATGGGCACTACAGGGACGCGCACAGAAGGGTGACATATATCTGCTCCAAGGCGATTGGAACGCGAAGCTTATCGACCAAGCGGTTAGTTTCCCCTCTCGATATGTACATGATGACTGTATCGACGCTCTCGCATATATCGACCAACTGTGCATGGAAAGCATCAGTAAGTTCGATATTGTGGCGATTGAGAAACAGACACAGCACAAACCACTTGACCTCCTCGCAGGATACTAATGACTCAGCAATCAATTATTAGAGAACCGGAAACTGCTGGACAAGGTGCCGTACCAACACAGGGCGGCGGGCGCGGAGCCATCGTCGGTGATATCATGGGTGATATCCCCGCGTGGAGGAAGCACCGCGACAGTAAGTTCGAGGCTGTTTGGGACGAGTTTTACGCCAAGTGGCGCGGGTTCTGGGCACCGGAGCATAAGAGTTACAAGACAGAGCGCTCACGACTCATAAGTCCCCTAACTTCGATGGCGGTTGACATGACGACCGCCGAAATTGTCGAAGCTGTACTTGGTCGGGAGTATTTTATCGACATGCCAGACGATGTTGCCGACAAGGACAACGCTGACGTAGATATGGCGCGCAAATTGCTCGTGCAAGACCTACGCAGAGAAGGATTCGTTGATGAGTTCGCGTGCATAGCGCTGAACGGCTGCCTTTACGGCACGGGCATTGCCAAAATCCAGATTTCGGTCAAAAAGGTCAAGACGCTCAGTCGAAACAAGTCAAAAGCACTCGCTGTCACCGAGACAGAGGTCGTACAGATCAAACCTGTCGCTATTGAGCCAGGTAACTTCGTCGCAGACCCCGCAACTCGTGATATTGATGAAATGAAGGGCTGCGCACATGAATTTATGATGCCTGTCACTCTGCTACAGCGTAGACAGGCTGATGGCATCTATTACAACGACGTAAAGGTAGGAAGCTGGGGTGTTCGAGTAATGAACCAGCGTCGCGGCGACACCGAAGAGGGAAATGTTCGGAATCAAGGCGATGCAGCGTACATTACCGAGTATTACGGCCTTATACCCTTACGACACTTTCAGCAAGCACTCGCAGAAGACAAAGGCACGCCCTTGTCGGACGTGATGTTGCAGGCCATTCCTGAAGAGGAAATGATCGAAGTCATCGCTACCATAGCGAATGAGACAACGCTGCTTAGAGTTATTGAGAACCCGCTTATGACAGGCGAGCGCCTGATGGTTGCATACCAGCACGAAGCCGTGCCGGGCAGGTTCTACGGACGAGGAGTAGCTGAGAAGGCAGCGAACGTACAGCGTGCAATGGACGCTGAAATGCGTGCCCGCATAGACTCGCTGGCATGGGCCAACCTACCTATGTTCGGAGCTGACCTCACCCGCTTACCGCCCAACAGCAACATGAACGCTTGGCCGGGCAAGTTGTGGGGCACCCGAGGTAACCCGAACGACGTACTTAAAGAATTTAAGGTTAGCGGTCCCGATCAGAACTCTTACGCCCATATTCAGGACTTGGAGCGAATGGGACAGCAGGCTACAGGGGCGTTGGACAGTCAAGGCTTACGCGGTGGCGTCCGCGACGAGACCGCGACTGGCAGCGCCTTGGCGGCTTCCTCTTTTATCAAGCGGTCGAAGCGTACGATGTACAACATCGAAGGCTTTATGAATAAGCTAATCCGCCGGGTTGCGCGTCTTAAGATGCAGTTTGACCCAGCAGGATATCCGCAGGATTATGAGTTCCAAGTGCGCGGTAGCATAGGTATTATGGCTCGTGAGCTTGAGACACAGTTCATGGTCAACTTGATGAGCGTCGTCGGTCAGGATAGCCCCGCAGCCATGCCCATCATTAAGGCTATCTTCGCTCATAGCGGCTCACCGGTACGCACCGATGTTCTTGCAGCCTTGGAGAAGTCTGAGCAAGAGAACCAGCCGACTGACGAGGAAAGGAAACTTGCCAAGGATGCACAGAAGGCCCAGCTTCAACTGCCGATTGCAGAGCTTAAGAAGATCACCGCAGAGACAGAGAAACTGTTCTCCGAGGCCGAGCTTAAGGAAGAGCAGGCAGATAAGACTGAGGCTGAGACGCAGAACATTAAAGCTAAGAAGCCGCTCGATCAGGCTAAGGTTCTCATCGAGTTGGAAGAAAACGAGATTCAGGAACGCGCCCTCGACATTCAAGAGGACAAGAATAAACTGACATCCCGAGGTCTCGACATACAGCAACAGGCTGTCAATAAGAACGTAAGTAAGAAATAAGTATTGGAGGAGGGAGAGCATGCAGCTCACAGAGAGACAGAACGAGTTTTACTCGGCAATGGAGCAGACATTTGCTTCAGCCGGGTGGACGCTGCTGATCCAAGGGTGGCAGCAAGAATACGACAGCCTCGCCGAGAACGCATTTTACAATGCGAAGAACTTCGAGGATTTAGAGGAGACCCGTGTACGTTACCGTCTCCTCCACGAACTAATAACGCTCCCTGAGACGATAGCGTCTCAGAAGCAAGTCATACTGGACAGCGACGAAGATGAGCGTAACCCGTATGAGTAAATTTATGTTCTTTGACTTCCGTTGCCAAAAGTGCGGGGAAAAGTTTGCAGGATTCGTCAAACCCGATATCCGAATAACCCCCTGCAATTGCGGAGGCGAGGGTCGAAGACTAATCTCTAGCCCTACAATAGCCCTTTCGGGAACAGACCCGGCCTTTACGACCGCTTATGATAAGTGGGCTAGAGTACAACAAAACAAGCGTAAAATCGACGCCAAGCACTACGCCAACCACGGCGAAGACAAAGCTCGGTAATCGACACGCTTATGCTAGTGCGTAAACCTCAATCCCGAGGCCGCAAAATATCGGAGGATAGTCGTAATGACAGCATATAGACACAAACCAATGTCTGAGATTCTTGCGCCAGCCGCAGAACCCGTAGCACAGGCACTAACCCCGGAGCAAGTCCAAGCCGAGGCAGCCGTAGCGGAGCAGGCACTACCCGACAAGTATCAGGGTAAGACAGTTGCACAAGTAGCTGAAATGCACCTGAACGCAGAGGCCGAGTTAGGTCGCGTGCGAAATGAAAATAACACGTATCGCGGGTTAGTGCAGGACTTGTCCACGCTCCAAAGAACCACAGCGGATTCTCAACCAGAAGTGCAGCAACAGATAGACGTGTCAGGCGATGACCTAATCCAGAATCCAGTGGATACTGTACGCGCCATCGTCAAGCAGGACTTGGATGCACACACGAGAAAGACTGATGAAGCTGTTCTTAAGCAGCAGGTGAAAACCGAAGGTCTCGCTCTGATGAATGATTTCGGAAGCATCGACGCAATCGTAGCAACTGAAGACTTTCAGAAGTTTGCCATTCGAACCCCAGGCCGACAAGCCGACTTTAACGTCGCTGCGTCAGGTGCGGGATTAGAACAGGTCCGGGCTGCTCGCCGGTTACTTGAGGATTATAAAGATTTTCAAGAAATCACGAAGCCAGCAGAAGGTACAAAGACCGTGCCACTGACGCCGGTTGAGATTGCAAAGCAGGTGCAAACGGAAGGCACCGGCCCCGCAGGCTCAGTCAGCACAAGGCCGCAAATCTTTGAAGCCGATGTAATAAAAATGGTAACTGAAGACCCGGTGAAATACCGCTCTCCAACATTCCAGGCTGAACTAACGTCTGCGATTAAAGAGGGTCGGTTCGTCACACTCTAAAACTGTAACTTTTAACCACCACACTAGGGGTACACCACTATGTCCTCGTCATACTTTGACTTAGTCAATGCAATTGACATTACGGACGCGGCTGACTTTATCCCTCAGATATGGGCACTCGAAACTGTCGCTGCATACAAGGCTAACTTGGTTGTAGCTGGTCTCGTTTCGCTAATTCCGCACGTCGGTAAGATCGGTAACACGATCCGCATACCGTTCCCGGGACGAAGCGACGCGAACCTCAAGACAGCGTCGAACGCTATCACCGTCATTGCGTACGCTGATACGACCCATAAGTCTATCTCGCTTGACAAGCATTATCACTATGCTCGGATTCTTGATGACATGGCTGAGGTACAAGCACTACCCTCCCTACGTCGGTTCTTCACCGACGACGCTGGCTATGCGCTCGCTAAGCAGACTGACACCAGTCTGATTCAGCTTGCGAACGGCTGGGGTTCTGCCTCAGATCAGTATGCTGCTGCCTTAATTGGCGACGGTACTACGACTTGGTCGAACCTTGGCGCTGGTAATGGCTCTGCCATTTCCGACGCTGGCGTACGAGAAATCGTGCAGGACTTCGACGACGAAAACGTCCCCGGGCGCGACCGCTTTTTGGTCATTCCGCCTGTGGAGAAAAAGCGTATGCTCGGTAACACTCGTTACACAGAGCAAGCGTTCGTTGGCGAAGTGGGTCAGTCAAACTCGATCAGAAATGGTCTCGTTGGTGACCTTTATGGCTTTGAGATTTTTGTCTCAAGCAACCTAGAAACTGTAGATAGCTCGAACTGTACCTCGTACAGACCGGCTCTGTTCTTCCAGCGCGACTCGCTCGTTCTGGCTGAGCAACTGACGCCTCGCGTTCAGGAGCATGCCGATGCGATCTACGGTGTTCAGACTATCCGGGGCGATGTCTCCGGCGAGGCTGGGCGCGGTTGCAGAGCTGTAATGGTTCCAGCGGCGTAAGCCACTTGAGGGGAGGCCAGTACCTCCCCTCATCCTTATTCTTAAAGGGGTGTTATGATAGTACAACGACATGACGCCCCCCGAGGGTTCACCGCCGCTGATAATATATTCACTGGCGAGAATACCTTTTCAGGTATTACTACCTTTACTGGCAATGTGGGGATAGGAACAGCAAGCCCACAAAAAAACCTACATATACAGAGCACAGTCCCAACAATAAGATTGTCAGATTCAAACGCTGCAACAGACCAAGCAGTAGCGACTCTGGTAGAACTTTATCGTGGAAATCTGACAAACAGGGTTGGATTTTGGGGCATGGCAAGTTCTAGTAATGACATAATGCAACTTGCTACTGATTATGCAGCGGGGGAGATAGTATTTTCTACAGGTGCTAACAGCGAAGCTGTAAGGATTGATTCTGCCGGGGACGTTGGGATCGGAATAGCGGTTCCAACAAGCAAACTAGATGTCGCAGGTGCCCTAACACTATCATCTACACAGCCGGTCTTCGATTTCAATGAAACTGATGGTCCTGTTGACGAAAAGTTTTGGCGTTGGACTACCTCAATAGGGGATTTATACTTACAAACTAAGACAGACGCTTTGGGGGTAGGCGCTAATGTGCTTCGCATAACTCGGACTGGTACAGTTGTTGATCTGATTAGAGCCGTCGCAACCTCTGTAGATGTGGTGGGCGCACTGACAGCCACAAGTTACGGCGGGATCACCGGAGCGAACCTCGTTGCCAGGAATGTCGCTGAGAGTATTGCAGGGGCTTGGGTATTCACAACCGCACCTGAAGTGTCTATGTTGAACACGACGCTCAAGTTTCGTAATACGGCTACTTCAGCGCAAGATATACAGTATCTCACAGACTCAACACTTACTGCTTTAGTGCGGTACATTCCTAGCTCGCAAGTCTTCCAGTGGCAAGATCGTGACCCTAGTACAGTCACACGAATGACACTCAACTTAAATACAGGCGACTTGACTCTTACAGGGCAGATTCAGGGAAATTCGTTAAGAGTCGTTGGCAATGTCGGGTTTTACAACACAGCACCCATCGCAAAACAGACAGGCGTCGCTGTGACAGCCGCAGGCGTTCACGCCGCGCTGGTCAACTTAGGACTGATTACTTAATTCGCTACGCGATTTTTTAGAAGTTTTGAACTTTCAAAGAGGAGAGAGTCATGCTAGACCCTAACACTGTACGTACGGCCATTATACTATGCATGCGCGCACCGCTGAAGGGCGAGGAAGCCCGAGACGCGGCAGCCGCGCTAGACGCTCTTGAAGAGACCTTCAAGATAATGACCGCCCCACCCCCCACACCGGAACCGGAAGAGATACCTGATGGCGACGACGCGCGAATTAGTAAATAAAGTATTGCGAGGACTCCGCCAGTTCGGTATGGTGATCCCGTCAGGTACGGACACCATCACGGACGACTATCTCCTAATGATCCTTCAGTTCCTTAACGAAGCGAAGGCAGAGGTCGAGGAGGCCGGGTGGCCGTGGCACGCACTACGTAGCACAGTCACGCTGACCTTAACAAGCGCGCAAGTAGAATATGAACTAACAGTAGCCGGTGATGCGGACGTTGCAACCAACGACCGTACCCGGCTTTTGTATGAGACCACTACTGACGGCGTATCGTCCGAGGGCTTTTATCAGAGCGCCTCGTCTTCACCTATGGTGTTTGACACGACTGACTCCGTCGAGGTACGTCTCGTAGAGAAAACTCAGGAACAACTTGAGCGCATGCATTTCACGGATCAGGACGAGACTGGCAAGCCGCACTACTTCTCATTCTACACGGACGGCGACAGTATCGACATGAAGATATGGCCGACGCCCGACGATACTTACACCATCAAGTTACGCCTCTTCATTCCTCAAGCTGATATGACTGACACGGACACAACGACTGTCCTGTCTATTCCTGCGCGGCCAGTGTGGGCAAAGGCTCTGTTCAAGGCGAACGAGGAGCGTGGTTCAGAGCTGGGTAAGTCTGGGTCAAGCCTGCATCAAGCCTATATGGATGCCCACTGGGCGGCAGTAGGTAGAGAAATGACGCCGAGCGACATGACAGTGCATTTGGAGCGGTAATGCCCCAGATTAAACCTATCGACATCGTAGCTCCCGGCGCGTTTGGGCTGAACACCGAGAAAGGTGCGCTGCTCTTACGGCCTGAGTGGGCAACTGTCGCGCTGAATATGGTCATTAACAGGGCGGGCCGAGCGTCCAGCCGTCTAGGCTGGAACGACCAGACCACGAATCCTATCTCTGGTACTAAGCAGATCGACGTATTGCACGAGTATCTAACAGAAGCAGGTGTAAGTCAGATTATTACCTGCGCCGACAACAAGATTTATAAGGACATCGACGACTACACTGATGCCGGTAACGACATTACCGAAGCTGCGCCTGCTAGCGGAGACCACTGGCAGTTTATAAACTTCGATGGATTCTGTCTCGGCTTTCAGAGAGGCGAGACACCGATTGCACGCACGTCGAGCGACTTCGCAGACGTGTCATACACAGGCACCGGCCCGGACGGTAACTGCGCAGTCGCAGCCTTCGGACGTGTCTGGGCGGCAGACGCCGACTTGCAGACTGTCCGTATCTCTGCACTGTTAGACCACACCAAGCACGATGTCGCTGGAGGCGACGGTTCAGCGACTATAGACATGAGTTCTGTCTGGACGAATGGTATGGATGAGATAGTTGCTATCGCTGCAATGGGCGGCACGCTGATTGTGTTCGGTAAGAATCACATTGTATTGTGGGCGGACGGCTCCGGCTCGGAGATCGGTCTCTCTCCTGCGCGGATGCAGGTCGTCGATACGATTGAGGGAACGGGCTGCATAGCCCGTGACTCTATACAAGCGACCGGCGAAGGCGACTTGATCTTCTTATCTCGTCACGGTATACAATCGCTAGGGCGCGTAATTCAGTCGAAATCGAACCCCACGGTCTCGCTGACAAAGAACGTACGTTCCATGATATTAAGCGCCATCGACACGCAGCGTACCGCTGATAGCGAGTTCGATCAGGTACGCTCGACACACTCCCCGGAAGAGGGGCTGTATATCATCAACTTTCCTGCGAGCGACAAGCAGATTGTACTGGACACACGTCATCCGTTTATAGACGACGAGGGAGACAAAGTCTTTCCCGTTACAGAATGGAAGCTAGGCGGCACCATAGGCGCTCTGCTCACGACAGTTGGTGGAAAGTTGTACTTCGGCAGTGCAGGCGTGGTTGGCCGCTACCAATTACAGAATGACAATGGCAGTCATTACGACTTCGGCTTCGAGACAGGCTGGCTTGACTTCGAGGAGTTGAACCATAACATCAAGATGCTAAAAGAGCTGCTTGCATCCGTGGTGATCGGTAATGGCACGATCAACTATACATGGGAGTTTGACTTTAGTGGGACAAAACTATCCCGGCAGATTGTCTATACGAACGCAGCACAGTCTGAATACAACGTCGCAGAATATAACCTAGATGAATACGCTGGTGGTGCGGTTGTCCAACGACGATCAATACCGGCGTACGGAGAGGGACAATTTTTGAAGCTCGGTGTTACGGTGCAAGTTAAAGACTTTGCCGTAGCCGTACAGCACATGAGCATAGCCCCTAAGATCGGGAGACTGGTAACTTAAGATGTCTGATTACAGCAAAACTACAAACTTCACAGCTAAGGACTCGCTAAGTCCCGGCGACGCTGCGAAACTTATTAAGGGCGTGGACTTCGACACGGAGTTCGACGCTATCGTTACTGCGGTAGCCACTAAGCACGACTCGTCGGACTATGCTTCACAGGCTGAAGCCGAAGCTGAGTCGAGTACCAGTAAGATCATATCGCCAGGACGACTCGCACAGTGGGCTGATGCTAACGATGGCATGATTGGAGACATTCAGGCACTCGACATCGCAGCCGACGCGCTGCTTGGTTGGGACCAAAGCGCGGGCGCAGCTATAGGCTTCACGTTCGGAGACGGTCTTGCCTTCTCTACGAACACAGTTCATCTTGAGCATCTTGGCATCCAAGACCTTGAGGATGC